TTTGTTGACCGGTGGAGGTTGTCTCTTCGAGCAGCTTGACGGGGAGCGGGACTTTGTCGTAAATCGCCCAGAGCTGGGACTTTGATAATTGTGTCATTTGATTCATCCATGAATAAGAACAAACCAAATACTACATTATTAGACCATCTTAGGTCAACCACTTAACCAAGTTGGTTTTGTACCCCCGTGGTGGGGGTAACAAATAGCCTATACCATCACTTCTTGTAAAATACCTTCTATGCTCACATCCCCAACCTTGACCTGAAATTTCGAGTGTCGGGCAATCACATGGAAAAAGAGCCTCTCCAATCCTTTACTGCCCATACCTGCGTTCACGCCGCAACGAATGTAATCTCGCGGGAGATTTCCGTTGTCCATAGGCACCATATAGGAATGCCACATCGATCCTTCGTGACGGAAAATCGCAAAATTGGGTTCATTGGATTTTTCTGCAAGCAGATGCTGCTTTCGGTAAACCTTTACCTGTCTAGGGAAATGCATATACATAACGTCAGCCGACAGATTCTTCGGGTCATCCCAATCCGTTTGCGGATGCGCCTTCGACAAAATGTCTTTTAGCAAAGAAGGAACTTGGGACACTAATTCCATTTTGTCATCATAGACAACAGCGTTTAAAGGTGAGGCTCCGTCCTTCTTCACACGGTAAATCGAAACACTAGTGTCTTGCTCAAGGTCCGATCCAAAGTGTGCTGGGTTTTCTCCGCAAAAAGTTACTAAATCACCTATTATTTGTTCATCATTCGCGTAATTCGGATTACTAATACTCGCGCCCTTCTTTTTCATCCTTGACCCTCGTTCTTTTCATTGTCGATAAACGCATGCATGAAATTCATGGTGTCGCTCATTGTTGGGGTATCGCCGCTAAGGTGTCCAAGTAAAATAGTGAAAACCTTCGTGAAGGATTCGGGATTCAATGGACTCACGAAACCCTCTCCCCCCTGCTTAACTTCAAACTCTTTCGTCATCAGCACTGCTTGAAGAACGAGATCGTCATCTGCTTGCGGGATTAATTTTCGTGATGGTTCTAGCGTGATCCATTCGATCAAATCGATCTTGTAGGTCACGGACACTTTGTGAGCCAGCTCAAGGTCGCGTGGGAGCGAACCTCTCAGCCAGCCCTGCACTGTACTCATACTGCAACCAAGCTCGCTACTCATCTGAGTTGCTCGCCCGTAATTCTCCAATCCAAACCCGTCCAGGGCTTTTCTCAGCCAATCCTTTCGATGTTTTTTCGTGAAGTCGTTTGCCTTAATCATCGTACTATCCTTGTGAATCTATCTCTTACATCCATGTAGTGACTCTTTTTGCCACAGAATGCAACGCTAACACGTTGTTTCCAACTATGACACTTTTTAAAAGCGTCCACATCAGCCAGCTTCCGACCTTAAATATAGTCAAGTGAGATAGATTAGGTTTGTGTTTACATACTTGGTCTAATGGCTCAGTATTGATGGCATCAAGGAGAGAATATGATTTTTAAGACCCAGCACCGCAGTGATTTTACGGTCCTACCCAACGCCCTAATCAGGGGTCATAGCCAAGATCCAAACACAAGAGAAGATAGCCTCACAGCAGAGGGGCTGGGCATCTTAGCGTACCTACTGTCTCACCAGGAAGATTGGCAGGTCTGCGGAAAGCAGATGGCAGCGCACTGGTCAATCTCCCCGAACAAGATGACCAAAATCACTTCGCTGCTCGAAAGCGAAGGGTATCTCAAGCGTGTTTACAGGCGAGATCGTGGTCACATATGGGATTGGATCGTTACCGATACTCCCTACAATTTCGGTGAAGATCGCAAAATTAAAGATCGCATATATCAAGATCGCGAAAACAAGGATCGCAAATCTAGCGAACAAAGAAGTACTAAATCTTTAAAAGAAAAACTAAATACTAAAGTAATAACAAACACTGTCGCCGACATCACCGGTCACATAAATCTTTCTGAAGCGATTGCTCTCTGTCCACCGAATGTTCCAGCTAGGGCGTGGACCGATTGGCTTACCGGCAAGACCACGACTAAGAAAATCTCAAGCCGTCAGGTAAAGAATGCCCACGCGCAATTCGAGATACTCAGGGACGCTGGTCTTAGAAACTTTGATCAGGCAGTCGCTATCGCAAACAGCAAGGAGTGGAAAAGCATCCAACCGCACTGGGAGCAGATCAAAAACCTGATCAGCGCCAGCATTTACGAAGACGGGGTGAAGTGATGGAGATTGCAACTCTCAGTCAGCACATCGCTCATCATTCACGATCTCTCTGCCGTGAGTTATTACCGGAAGGGATTGTTGAGGGAAACAACTACCGTATTGGTGACGTTTTCGGAGAAAAGGGCAAGAGCATGAGCATCCGACTCGACGGTGAAAATGCTGGAGAGTGGAAGGATTTCGAGAGTGGCGACAGCGGAGACCTGATCGACCTAGTGAGCAAGAACCTGGGGCTTACGCTCAAGGACAGCATGCATTGGCTCCAGCGCCGGTACGGTATCAGGGATGACGCGCCGAAACAGATCAGCAAAGTTTTAAAGCAAAAAAAGGTCAACGAACCAACAGTCCCGTCGCAATCTAATACTGGTGAGCTGCACAAGTTCCTAGAGAAGCGAGGGTTCAGAGACGTTGGTGAAATCTGCGCGAAGTACAAAATTCTAGAGACGGAAGATCTTGGCGCTGGAGTTGATTGCGTTTTTAGATTTTTCGATCAAGACCGAAAGCTAGTGTTTGTGAAAAACAAACCGCTGAACTATGACAGTCACCCTGGAACCTGCCACCAAAAAGATTTAAAGCAGATCTTGCTTGGCTGGCACACATTTCCCATGAACTCTAGAACCCTTTGGTTAGTCGAAGGCGAAATGGATTATATCGCCGCGACAGAGTTGGGCTTCCCTGCACTCAGTCTTCCGATGGGAAGCAACGGCATGAATTGGATAGACACGGAATGGGAAAATCTTGAGCTGTTCACTGAGATCGTGATAGCGACGGACCAAGATGATGCAGGTCACAAATGTGCAGACACCATCGCCAAGCGACTAGGTGACAGATGTTTGAGAGTTAATTTTCCAGCTAAGGATATCAACGACCTGCTAATTGATCACGGCATGGACGTCGCCAAAAGTATCTTAAAAGATTCCTACGAAAACGCTAAGTGGACCGACCCATCGTCACTCCAGAATGTTGCGAACTTTGCAGATGAAGTCGATGCGTTCTTTGATGCTGCGGAAGGTGAGCTTACTGGATTCGCCAGCGGGTGGGACAAGATCGATGAAGAGGATATTCGTTTCAGGTCTGGAGAGCTGTGGGGCGTGAGCGGGATCAACGGATCCGGTAAATCTATGTGGCTAAACCAGCTCTCTCTCAATGCAATCAGCCAAGGCAAGAAAGTATTAATCGCCAGTATGGAAATGACTCCCCGCTACACGCTTGGTCGAATGATGCGTCAAGCAACAGCTCAACGGATCCCGCACAAAGACCATAGAGGTAAGACCCTCGATTGGCTGTCACCAAATCTCTGGCTGTTCGTTGATACTCTCACCCCGAAACCTGATGACCTGCTAAAAGTATTCGAATATGCATACAGGCGATACGGCATTGACGTTTTCATTATCGACAGCATGACCAACCTGGTTCGACACGATGATTATCAAGGTCAGCAAGTCCTGATGGAGAAGCTGGTGAATTTCAAACTGGCATTCAAGACCACGCTCTTTCTAGTTACTCACGCCCGTAAAGGCGAGAGCGAAGCAAAGGCGCCAGGTAAATTCGATGTGAAAGGTTCTGGTGCCATTACTGATTTAGCTGACGGCTTCATGTCTGTCTGGAAAAACAAAGCCAAGGCAGAACACCTGAACATCTGTAAGCAGACCGGCGCCATCCCTGATGAAGACATCGTCAAAAAGTCTGACGTCATTGTCGAGGTTCTCAAAAATCGGCATGGCATGTTCGAGGGTCGTTGTGGTTTCTATTTCGATGAACCCAGTTGCCAGTACCTAGAACGCCAGAGCAGCACCGCAAAAGCTTACGTTAAATCTAAAGCCTCCCCAATTTTCTAAGGAAAGATGATGATCGAAGAAGAAAAATTTGCACAACAAATCAGGGACGCTGGTCAGGAATGGGCAGAAGCAGAGAGAGAAGTCGCTAGAGCTGAAGCGGGAGAAAAAAGAACGAACGCTACGCTCATGCTCACGGCGCAAATCGAATTCGGATGCAAGACCACATCCGCGCAAAGCACATGGGCTGACCAACAAGATGAGATGGAACAGTCTCGAATCGACAAGGGCGTTGCCAAGGGATTACTGGCAGCAGCGAAATCAAATTATCTAGCAGCAGAGGTGTCATTCAAAACATGGCAAACGATACAGGCAAGCACAAGAATGGAAAAGAGGGTCTACGGCTCGTAAAAAAACGACCGTCAAAAAAATCAAAGGTCAGAATAAATATAGAAATAATAGGAGACACGTTTCTCCTTCAGCGCCAACTGAACAAGCTCGACATCGCAGGCGTCAAACAAGAAGTCATCAGCGAGTTACGCGAGATCGGGGATCTAGAAGTTTGCCGGTTTGATGTGGAGCTAGATTGAAAAGTCACACGCCCACCAAAGATGAACGCGAGTGGATGGATCAGATAACGGAGCTGGGCTGTTGCATCTGCTTAAAGGAGTACCAGGTATTTACTCCAGCGGAGGTCCACCACATCAGTGGGAAAAGCAGAATAGGGAGTCACTTCCATACCATACCGCTTTGCTACAGGCACCATCGTGAGGGAGCAAACACAGACACTTACGTTAGCCGTCACCCGTTTAAAGCAGCGTTCGTTCGGCGCCACGGCTCAGAAGAAGATCTATTCCTTTATACGCAGGAGCAAATCAATGACAGATATGGTCAATAGCCCTCCGCATTATCGCGACGATGAAATCGAATGCATTGACGCAATGGTTCAGGTGTTCGGACAAGAAGCCGTGCAAATGTACGCAAGAATAAATTCTTTTAAATACCAATGGAGGCAGTACAAAAAACACGATGACCCATCCGAAGATATTAATAAGGCGGTTTGGTATCTGCGATACAGCCAAGGAGATGACCCACGAAATGACAAATAGCAGAACGAAAGGACACACATTCGAGCGTGAGATCGCGAGGCATCTTCAGAACGAGTTGGGGGAAATCATCGACGCTGACATCAAGAGGATTCTTGACCAGAGTCGTGAGGCAGAGCTGGCAGATATAGAAGTCGGCGACTTCGTTGTTGAGTGCAAACGATACGCTTATCAAGCGTCACCTTCAGAAGCGTGGTGGGAACAGGTCTGGACTGCGGCAACGAAATCAGGGAAGCACCCGCTACTCGTCTACAAGTTTGACCGTCAACCGATACGTTGCGTGGTGCCGTTCTACCTGCTCAACAAGGACTATCCAATGCAACCAGGTTATCGAATGGAGATGACGTTCGCCAATATGACAATGATCATGCGGGAGTATATCAATGGCTCAGATCCATTCGTTTTCACACCTGCATAAAATTTGCGAATCGGCGGCGAAAAAAACTAACTACCCCCTGGTCCTTAAAGAATTGAGAAGGCAAGTGCCACGGGATTGGATGCCTATCGCAGAGAGTACCGTACTGTTTTTCTTGCCACGAGCCATCCTAGACCTACCAACGAAACAAGCACGACGGGCTGCTCTGGACAGCATCCCAAACAACACGCCGGTCACTAACGTCAGGCAGTTCATTGAGGACGGCATCACATCACTATGGGAGAAAGACCGTGAGTTGGACAAAGGATCTAGCAAAGGGCGACAAGGTTGAAGAGGAATGGTTGGAGAAACTTCACGGGGTCTTTAAGCAAGCCTTCAAGACCTTCGGACCCGACAGTCGATTCGATTTATCGGTCCCAGAGCTGGACACCAAGATCGAAATCAAACTTGACGCTAGGTCGAAGGACACCGGCAACATCGTCATCGAGTATCACCATAACAAACCTTCTGGAATCCTTACCAGCGAGGCTGGGGTATGGCTTTTCACTACCGGCGATGAGGACATTTGGATCACGAAAAAGAACATTCAAAAAATGATCCTAGTCGAGGAGCTGTCGCCGGTAATGATTCAGGGACCAGATGACCGTCATAAAAAAGCGGTGTTCCTGGTTCCGATTGAAATCGTGAGACGTTATTCGAGTTCGGCACCATGATCGGGTTCGGATATGACTACCCTGCCGGTGCGGAGGATGACCCTGCGGCACCATACAACGAAAAAGAATGCGCTAACTGCGATGAGTTGGTGGACGGTGACCAGCGGTATTGCGCTGCATGCGATGAGGAGATGGGATGAAATTACCAGATAAAAAGAAGCTGGATCCACAACAGAACTATCGAAGCTGGACGGTTAGATACCGGCATGACGGTGTTCGACCTCCCAGAAAAAACCTGAAAGGGAAGAGCGAAGAATCTAAGCTGATAGCAGAAAAAACTAGGGTATTTTTAGAAAACGGAGGGGAGATCGAGGTTATCGAAACCCTGATCTCCCGCGATTGATTAGTCAAGGGGACACAATTAGCCACTTTTTTGGCTAATATTATCCTCCTCCAGGTAGCTATTTATCTCATCAACAACGGCGCTTTGGTTGCCAGTGTGACTTAGGCTAGGGATAAAGTTGTCCCCTACGAGCGAATAAAGATGGACTGAACCAAAGCCCAGCAACCCTGCGTTACCAATCCGAGAAATGAGCGAATCGCCGCAACTTTTAAAAGAATGGTAGCCGATAAAATAATCGCCGTTGTCGCCTTGCAAGTTTATGTGTTTCGTTGGCTCCCCGTTGCTATCGAAGACGCGCAGCCAAAGAGATTCTTTTGTGCTTTCATCCCACGCATCACGCGGATTTTCATGTCCTTTTTCCCAAACCCATGATGATGCTGTCTTTGTTGGAGTTATTCTACTTGTCATTACGCTTGCTCCTTATTGCTAAGGGATGGAAGTATTAACCCTTGACCGTTGCCAGACAGCTCTGCACCTAGATACATAGCATGTAAAATCCCACGTTTTGAAGTATCTGTTTGAGCTACGTTGACTTCTGTTTCAGCATCATCTTCATGCTGATAGTTATAGTCATCTTCCTTAATAAGTTTTTTGCACATCTTAATAACTTCGTTCTTGTTGCTGTCGATTACGCATTGTTGCTCACCTGACGATGAGATCATTTCTTTGTAATAGAATTTCATGACGCTTGCTCCACAACATCAAATTGATAAAGCGGAAAGCCGTCGAGGCTGCTTTTAAGCCGATCAATTGTCATCAGCGCATCATCTTTGCTGTTAAACGTGATCAATTGATTATTCGAGTATTTGTATTCCCAAAGATAGTCAGCCTTTTCGGCTAGGTTTTTACGCATAGCTTTGATTGTGTATTTCATTCCGTTCTCTCCTTGATTAGAATTCCTGAATTTTTTAATATCTCTGGACCGCATTCATGGTTGACCACTTCAGCGACCAGCCTTAACAGCCTCATTGTTGGCTCTGGTACAGGCACCGGATCCGCTCGAAACCAGTGATTGACACCGCCTTCACTAACGCCTACCGCTTGAGAAATGTCGGCATTGGTCCAACCCAGGGCGTTTTTGATTTCTCGCAGTTCACTGCTCATTCTTTTTCCTCTCGCGGCAAACTCTTTGCTGCTCAGATTGACACATTTTGCAGTTATATTGGAAGCCGTCTCGCGTCGTTCGGTTCCTGTTGAACCTGCTCACTGGCAATTCGGCGCGACAGTTGGGGCAAATCTTATCGGTAACCTGTTCCGAAAAGTCCCTCCTAATTCGCCTGAGTTCAAAATCAGTGATGTTCTCCAGCGTATCGATCAGCCAGGACAGCTTCGGGAGCAGATCCTGGTTGTAGTCTGGCGCGTTGGAAACTCGTTCACCCAAATCGCTGACAAAATCAATGCACTGCGCCTTGTTCATTTTTCCAATACTCATTTTTGTTCCCATTTTATTAAAATAAACAGGGGGGAAACCCCCACAACTTACACCATTGACAGCTAGAATCTAGAATCAGGCTAAAACCTCACGCATTTCCCTCATCGCTTCGTTGTGAGTCTGAGGGTCTACATCCAGATGCATATCTGCAACCCATTCAGCCATCCCATTAGTGAGGCATTGTTGAACGTCGCGCCTGACATCTTGATAGTCGATACCATATTCGAGCGCCCAAGCATCCTGATTTATGTCTACGGTGAAGGTAACTTTTACTTTCATGACTCACCCTCCCTACTGATATTTTTTATAAGGATTGAACCCTTGCTAAAAACGCAGAGCAGTTTGTCTCCGACCTCGAACCCTTCAATAGCCTTCGCGCTGATATCTATGATGCTGTTCTTACCGTCTTTCCCTGCGACCTTCAGTGGACCATCAGCGTCCAAGGTGAGGCGAATGGTTGACAGCTCCGGCACTATGTTGCGGGTGTACTTAACTCCCCGCACGAACCCATTGTCTGCCATCTGTTCACCGGACTTGATATCTTCGACCCAGATGCGAACGCCTCGCGATGTCTCTTTGACCTGTAAATATTTGCTAGCCATTACGCGCTCCTGCTTAAAAACAGTTCTTCAGCGGCGCCAGAGATATCCATGGTGTCGATGTAAGTGGCGGTAAATGAATCACCCCACCAGTGCCCTTCAACCGTGTTGTTTCGCGTATTGATCCAAATATTAGGCCCACCGAATGCAATCAATATGTGCGCTCCCAGATAATCCCAGCGCCCAGCGCCACCCGTTTGGTTTGACACCCTATATTCGATGTCTAGCGCATCGAATAGATAGTCGATACCGCTAACGATCTCATCGGCATCCGCCCCATATTCGTTTTCTATTCCAGCATTTTCATAGGTAATGCCATCGGTTAGGTTATCCGCGATACCTTTTACCTGACGGATCAAATCTTGATTAGACATTCAGAACCTCCTAAGTTCGTGTGCCTGTCTGAATTGACAGGGAAGTGTAGAGCCAGCTCCACACTGCTCTGCTAACTCTCCCCGCGAGCCATTGCCTTTTGACGTTCGAGGCTCTCCATTTTCAACCGCATGTAGACGCTGAACGGGCAATCAGTCCAAAGGTCGTTTTTGACCGTGTAACCAAGGAACAAGATGTCCTCGATCAATTCCTCGTCATCGATGATTGTCTGCATCACGACACCTCCGCGAGAGTTGCAGAGTCATTGCCGTACTGCTCTCGCACGGCGTTGAGTACGGGACGAAGTGAGTTGAACGCCGCATCCTGAGTTGCGAAAAATTGAGATTTGAGAGTAAGAAGAACGTAACCCTCATGGTCTAAAATGTAGTAATCGAATTGCTGCATGTG